ATCCGAATAAGTCAAGTAGTTCGGCCCGTTGTCGACCAGCGCACAACGCGATAGCGAACACCACGGCACCTCGAAGAAATCCCCCGCAACAAACGTCGTGTTGTGTGGCATCAGCACATAAAATCCATTCTGTACGCCTGTTGCGCCCGTGGCAACCGCTGCGACAGTTGCCAGACCTTGAGTTACATATGACGCAATCGTGCCGGTGAAAATGCCGTTATTGAAAAATGGCCCAGCGGTCAACGCACCGGCAGATGCGATCTTGCTGATCAACGCCCGCCCCACGTACGGGACGAACTGCGTGATAGTTGGATCTTGGAAGAAACTCGGATTTCCAACGGCGCCGCTGAGCGTATGGCGCATCACGCGGTCAGCAACCGTCAACGTCCCGTAGTTCACCGTCCACCCGGTCGTGCCGTTCGCGAAGGTGTTGTTAGTCAGCAGTTCAGACGCGGGGAACGAGCCGCGAATGCGGTGTGAATGATCGTGTACGATGATGCGATTCGATGCATCTCTAGCGACAAGGGATTGCAGGGCGGCACGGAGCTGACCGTTTAGATTCCTGAATTGCAGCGATAACCGAAGCCGGGAGCCGGGACGCGATACTGTTCGTGTGAATCCGGTGAGCGGCGAGACAAACCGCCCCGCACTGTCTAGGATCTCAAGTCGACTCGATGCCGGCTCAAGTCCGCTAGGCCAATAGAAATCTGACATGGCTAGAACTGCCCTCGGCTCTTGGCATCGCGCAACGACTCAATCAGCCTGCGATCACGCTCATTGAGAATTTCAGGCAGGGCCTTTATTAGCTCCACGCTCGCGCCACGGTTGTCCATGTGATTGTTAACGGTGATGCCGCCCATCCAACCGCCATTTGGAACCACCGCCCCGGACGCGCCAGGGATAAACATCTCCGGTCCCTTCTCACCGACCAGATACGACTTGCCTGCCGACACCGGCCCGCCAGCGGCTCGCGCAAAGCCACTACCGCCACCGGTCTTGCCAGCACCGAACAGCCCGCCAAGTAGGGCATTGTTGGGAACGAATGTTTCTTTAGTCTTGTTGAAATCATCTGCCATCTTGTCGATCGCGCCAGAGGCGCCGGTCTTGCCAGCACCGAACAGCCCGCCAAGTAGGGCGCTCCCCTCTAGCGCATTGTTGGGAACGATCGCGCCAGAGGCCCCCGGTACGAACAGCTCCGGGCCTTTCTCGCCGACCAGATAGTGCTGACCGGGAGCAACCGCCCCACCTTCTGCCTTTGGTCCGCCAAAGCGAAAGCCCCCACTACCACCCCCACTACCACCCCCAGCGGAAGCGCCCAATATGCTGCCCAGCAACTTGCCGAAGAAGCCGCCACCCCTCCCAGCGCCCAGCGCCTCGAAGATCTTCGCGGCAGCGGCTTCGGCAACCATGCGCCGCAGGATGTCAATGAAGCCACTCAGCATTCCTTTGATGCCCTTGTCGAACGGGTCGAACAGGAAGTCGGCAAGAGAATCCTGCATGTTGCGGGCAGCCTGTTCGGCATAGACCGACATCTTGTCGGTCGTTTCCTTGAAGGCAGCGCCCATTGCGTCCATGTCTGACTTGATCTTCCCCAGCGCCTCTCCTTCGGCTTTCGTCATGTCCTCTTTGATAGAGCGATCTAGGTCAGCAAACGCCTCGGAGCCCAATGCCTGATCGAGCAGGGCAAGTTGATCTGTCGGGCCTTTGATACTGGCGGCCAGTCTGTCGAATGCCTGGCTCTGCGCTGCCGTCATCTCCACGCTTTTTCTGATCGCCTTGCCGGAGTAGTTGTCCAGTGCGGCGGCAATATGGTCGATCTGTTCTTTGATGCCGGAATCAACTAGCGTCAATTCCAAGCCGTCTACCCTGATAGAAGTCAGCGAATCCTCGAACTCACGCACGGCTGCCGTAGCGTCCCAGAATTCTGCGGTAATGAAACTGATAGCAGAACTGGCGCTGGCCCGAAGCTCGGGAAATTCCAGACCAACGGCGATCAACTTCTGTCTGTTTTCTTCAAACTGCGCCGTTAGCTTTTTGAGCGGATCACCAAGAGCCAAAACATCTGTCCTGGCCTTGTCGAGTTTTTCCTCGTCAACTAGGGGATCGCCAACTCCACCGCCACTGGCGGCAGCAGCATCTTTGCCAAACTGCTGAAGCGCCAGATTAATCCGGCCCATCTCCGCTTCAACCTTGACCAGTTCACCGCGCCACTGAACCAATACCTCTGGCAGCACCAGCGCAGAACCCTCGATGCGGCGCAGGTGATTCAGGATTTCATTGCGGCGCTCAACAAGATCGTCAAGCTGTTCCTGCAAAACCGCAACTGGCTCGGTAGGCCCAAGCAGCGCCTCCCAAAATACCCTCGCGCCCTTTGCTGCGGTCGTAAAAAATTCATAGATGGCAACTAGGGCCGGGCCCAGGCCAATAGCAAGCTCAGTCTTCAGCCCCATCGAGGCTGCGGTAACTTTCTTGAGTTGGCGGTCCATCTCCTCTAGACGCTTGGTGCCTTCGGCGGTCAGCGTGTTCCCTAGATTGTCGGACTCCTCCGCCAACTGGCGCATTCCTTCTGCGCCCTTGTTGAGTAAGGGCACCCAAGACTTGGCTTGTTTTGCGAATAACGCGTTGGCAATGGTGAGACGATCTACCGGGTTTTCAATCTTGGTAAACGCCCCCGCCAAAGCCTCTAGCTGTTCTCTGAGTGGCAGAATCTTGAGGCTGTCAACAGACAGGCCCAACTCATCAAAAGCCTTGGTTACTCTACCGGCCTGTTTCGAGCCTCCGCCAACAGAAACAAAAAGCTTCTGCATTCCTCCGGCAAGGTCTTGTATGCTGGAATTAGACTGCCGCGCTATGTAATCAAGGCGGGAAATTTCGGTAGCGGTTGTGCCGAACGCCTGCCCGAGAGCGGAAAAGTCATCGGCCCGAGCAATGGCCTCCTTGATTGCGGAGTTCAATGCGTGCAGCGAGAACCCCACACCGATAGCGCCTAGCGTCGTATTGATACTGCGCGATATGGTAGAGACGCCGCGCTGGAAGTTCTTTAGAACCTTGTCGGCACGCTGCATCCCTGACTCGAAATTGGCGAGCCGCGCGGCGATGTCAACAAAGATATTGAATAAAGCCATTATCTTGCTCGGTTTCTCTTTTTGATTTCGCGGTCAACCGCGCCCTCGAAAGCATCAACAACCAATTGCGCCGCCGCGTTCTTCCAAGACTCCACTGTGTTTTCTATGAAGTGGCGGCCCTGCACAATATGAGCCACAGCAGGATTGGCCGACCCCGTAGGGCGTTTACTGAGTGGACGATCAAACTTGCGCAGATACCCGGTGGCCCTGGTTCCGACGCGATGCCCGAATTCAACGAAGCGCCAGTAGTAAGCATTCTTTGGGTCTTTACTGCCGCCACTGGTTGCGACGATTACCCGTGCCCGCATCGTCTTGTCGGTTTCTTTGGTGCTAACGGATATGTTGCTCTGTAGCCTGCCGGTATCGAAGGGCGTGACCGCTTTTATTTTGCCAAGCAATAGATTGCCGGCCTTGCGCACCGCCGCGCGCACATATTTTGGCCCGGCGTCGTTGCGCAACGATTTGAATGCGGCAACAAGATCACGATCCCCGTCCAGCTTTAGACTAAACGCCTCATCTGCCATAGTTCTTCTTCTTTTGGGCGACCTTGCCTAACCAGCCAAGGAACTCTTTGGTCTTCTTCTGTTTGTGATCGGCACGGTCAACCAGCATGAAGTCCTGATAGGTGATCGCCTTGCCGCCCTTGCCACGGAAAGCATTGGCAAGCGTAGACGCGATCAGGCCAGCATGGATGTTGTCGCGGTATGCGCCCCACGGCTCCCGCGCCCAGAACCGCTGCCACTCGACTAGCTCAGAGGAACCGAGGCTATTCTCAAGTTCGGCAACGGTACGGCCTAACCCCAACGCCAGCCGGAACAGGAACTCCCGCTCCGGCGTCAGCCTTTTGGGTCGGTTTCCTCTGCCATCATTCCCGATAGACGCATGATGGCCTGCGCCACGATGTCTATGACTCCGGGTGAAGACTTGGCAATGTCGGCAACCTGAGCCTCGGTAAATAGAGGCCCGCCTTCCGGCGTAGTCGCGCATAAGGCGACCAGCGTTGCTGGTGCATTGGCAGAATCCTTGCCAGCTACATCCAGAAGTTTGCCCCGCTCTGCCACCGACAGCTCGCGGAAGTGGACTTCCTGCCCGCGTACCTTGACCGAGCCACGCTTGAGCGTAGACAAGGCCAGGAATTCAACGGCTGTCTTGATCATGCGACCGTCACTGCGCCGCTGATCTTGATCGTGAACGTCAGCGTATCGCGATCATCAACGGACGGATTGACAGACCATGAGATGTAGGCCGCTGCGAATGTAAACGAGACGTTCGGCGATGCGCCGGTCACGATCACCTGGAAATTGCCGGTCTTCTTGAGGGCAACCCCCGTGATGAACGCTTCCTGCTGTACGCTGTTCGCCACATAGTTGCATTCGACCGTCACTTCCTGTCCGTCTGCCAAGCCACCGACGTACTCGCGGCTGCCGCCAGATCCGAAGTGGGTAGCGTCCACAAGATCATTGGCCGCCCCGATACCCGAGATGTTGATCACCTCGGGAACATCAACGTAGGTCAGCGGTGATCCAGAGGTATGCTGCCTCTTGAATGTGAACCCACCGACAATTGCACTGGTCGTCATTTCTTAATCCTTTCTGTTGTTAGGCTTCGTCGTACCAAATCACGTACCGCTGCATCACCAGATACAGCCCCGGCTCCTCGTCAATCAAACTAGCTTCCCCATCTAAAAATATGTGCTGCACCCGCACGGATGTCACGGGCGAGGTATTTGCAACCATCAGCCCGGAGTAATCGACTAGCGCTGCCCGCACCCGCTTTGCCAGTTCCTGGCTTTGCGCGTAGGTTCTGGAAGAACACTCCACCGTAAGCCCGCCGCGCACTAGAGTGTCACTACCGGAAAAACGGATGTCTCGGCTTTCCGTATCCACGATAAACGTCAGACACGGGCGTCTCGTTGTTTCGCTAGAAACCTGCTGCGGAACAATCCCCGGATAAACGCGGGATGCTGCCAATTCAGACACGCCGGAATTATTCGACAGGTAGTTAAACAAGCTATCGCTTATCACCTAATCCCTCCACCCGTCCGCTTCGCGCTCCTTGCACATCAGGTGCATTTCCTTGCGCAGCGTGTTCACGTCGATGACCGACTCGATTTCGTAGTACCGCGAACCATGCACGATCCGCATCTTGGTCGTCACATCGGCCAGATAGCGGATGCGGATCTTGGTCGTGGTAACGGATTGCAACTGCCGGGCAGCGAAGTATTCCTCGCCACGTACCGGCTCAATGGCGGCCCGCACTGTCTTGTGGTCAGCCCACGTCCACTTCACCTCGCCAGTTGAACCCTGGACTTCGGTGCGTGACTGGATGGTGACAAGTTCCCGCAGACCCGACGCCCGCATCAGGACACCCTCAGCATCCGGTACGGGTCGAGCAACGAGTTACGCGCAGACTCTAATATCTCCCGATCGTTCGGGTTACGGTCGTACAGCATCTCGACCCCTAGCAGGACCGCGCTGGTAATCTCTGGCGGGACGTTCTGCACCGGGTAGCCCACTACAAAGCGGACGGTGATCGCGGCGGGCACCGTGCGGATGGTCGGCCAGCTAGAGTCGTAAGCCTTTTCGATGTACGGCACCGGCCCATTCTTGTGAACCGTGTACAGCAGGCTGGAAAGCGTTTGCGCGGCCCCGTTGTTATCCACGTAGGACACTGACGACACCGAAACCACGGGATGCAGCGGCAGTTCGATCCGGTAGTGGTAGTAGCCGCCGCCGCAGATCATCGGCCATTCGTAGTCCAGCGTGTAATCCCAAGTCTGCGTGACGAACTTCCCGCGCACGTAGTCCTCTGCCGCACGGGTCGCAGACAGCAAATATCCAGCGATCAGGGCATCGTCCTCTGCGGCGGTGATCCGCAGGTGCGCCTTCGCCTCGGCCAGCGATACCGGCTCCACAGCGGGCGCTACAATTCTAGATAGTCCCACGGAATCCCCTCTTTGATTTCGTCATGGCTCCACTGGCACCACGCCAGCCAATGCATCCACTGCTCGCGCTCCGGCGTGCGGATATCGTCCAATGTGTGTCCGGTGATCGGCCACGCCATCGAGCCTTTGTCCATCGTGACGGTCGGTATTCCGCACATCACCGTTTGAGTGGCAATTGAACTGTTCAACACCACGGCACACTTGATGTCGTTCCAATCCTGCGTCGTCGGCAGGTCGGTCGGATTGAACCCGCACGGATGCGGGCGAAAGTGCGTGCAGTGCTTCTGCATCGCCTTGAACCAGCTTTCTTCTGAATCCCAGTCCGGCGAATAGGCGCCGATCTGCCCACACAAGACCACTCGCGATCCAGTGCGCCACGGCAGCAATGGCTGGCCGTACTTCTCCCACCGTGAGGGATCAGCCCGTGTCGGCCAGCGTGCCCGATAGCCCCGGCCGTTACGGGCCAGAGCGACCCAGTTATCGGTATCGCCGTAATGGCAACGATCGATCAGGACGAACCCGCCCCCGTCTTGTTCGATCGCCTTCCATAACGTCGTGCCGAGCAGAATCGCCATCTCGCCAGCGCGGTGCTGCAACGAGGTCGTCTGGACCCCAATACCCCGATTTTGCAGTCCCGCGATCAGCTTCTTCGCGAACGGGACATGCCACGCAATCGCCGGGTGATAATGAACTATGACTCCCATGCTTCAACCCGCCACGAACGTATTGCTTTTCCTTACGTTCTCAATCGCGGGCAGATATTGAAGATTATGAGGAACGTGTAGTCCAGATACCATCTTGCCGCGCAATGGAACGATATGGTCAACATGCATCCCTGTGGGACAGCGCTTGTACACTAGCGCAATCTCAGACATGTCTGCCCACACGGGAGTTCGCATTAGTTTGCGAGCAATGTAGTTCATGCACTGCGCCCGTTTCTTGTCGGGATTCTCGCGAGCCCACTTTGCGGCGCGGGCCCGTTCCGTGTCTTGGTTCTCGATTCGGTATTTTGCACAGGCGGCCCTTCGCTTTTCTGGGTTCTCGCGCACCCACCTTGCGCATATTGTCCTGCGCTTCTCGGGATTCTCGCGCACCCATCTTTTGGCGTTGGCTATAATCTCATCACGGTTCTTGCGATACCTGTTTGCATTGATGGTCCGCATCCACTCGCGGTTTTCGCGCTGCCACCTTGTCACTCTTTCGACGGTACACTGACAGCATTTGCTACTGTTAGCATACCGACCAACAACGTGCCCGTACTTGCACGGTCGGCCACCGTCATACCGCAGCGCACCTAGTGCCAGCGCCTCTGCACGGGTGCTCGGCATAGTTAGCGCCAGTTGTCGCGTACCCACTGATCATTCACCTTGTCAGGCTTTGGTTCGCCGTGGAAAATCACTATCGGCGTTGGTTTCTGGCCGCTAAGAACGTGGTACTTATACGAGGACACCATGGCGTCAGGAATGAACCGGATGTTGTCTGGCCATAGAACCTGGGATAGCCAATTTTGATCCCCATGAAAAATATCCATCATTTCCGGCCTGAACTTCGTCCACACGTCGCTTGCCACGTCATCATGCCAGAGCGTGACGCTGGAGTTCACACAGCCGGGTCCGCCTAACAGTTTCAGCATGTCTGGGCTCAGCCCGAGCCGGGGATTGCGCAAACTGTAACTCGGGTCATCTCGCGCCCACAATCCCGGTCCCTGATACAGCAGCGCCACAATCGGCAGCAGGCTGTCGGTGATCACCACATCCAGATCGAGGTACAGCTTGTCGCCGGTAAAGTATCCCGGCTTGTACAGGCCCACCTTGTACCACCAGCCCTCATAGCGCTGGTCGATGACCGGCATGTCATCGGGGAACGATACGCAGGTTACCCCGTCAATGGGATGCTCGGTCATGCAGATAAACTCATGGGGAATCGGCAGGTGTCGCTTCACCATCTTCTGCAAGTTCAGCACATAGTCCGGGGTGTACTTGTCCCGAGACTTGACGCACAGCACTTTCATTGCGGCGTGACGTGATCCATCATCTCGGCGTTGAGCTGCCGCATCTGGTCTTCGTTCAGGTAGATGTTAATATCCAACGCCGGCGGCGGCGGATACACCCCGATCAGCTTGCGGGCAAGCACCACCAGCCAATACGCCATCCGCAATCTGATACGAAACAGGGGCGGGATCTTTACCGTCACCGTGGGCAGCCCCGTCTTTTGCTTCATCACCACTCACCCTGCGGTCGGTTCACGACCCGCCACAACTTGTCAGCATCGTAATGATCGGCTCCGCGCAACTGCACATGCACGAACTTGGTGTCCGGGGTGCGCGAATCGTTCACCGGACGCGGGTTCAGCTTGGGATCGCCCGTGTAATGCACGTAGCTGTTCCAGCCGCTGTCCAGTTCTACGTAGTCCATTCTCTGCAACATCGCGTGCAGATAGTTCTGGTCGGCGGTGTAGAAACTACTCAGCCCTGCTGCATTGACCAGATCAACGTATTCCTGGAACGGCACGAACCGCTCGCGTGCTTTATCCAAGCCGCGCCTCGACCACAACACCACGCCGGAGTTGTAGACCTTCAGCAGTCCTTCCGTCCGTGGCATGACAGCGCCCCATCGCGCCCTGATGGCCGCCGCCCACTTCTCGTCCTGCGCCCCGGAGATGTATCCCGTGGCCTTCTGTCGGCTGGTCGGCTGAAACGGTTCGGTACAAATCCCGATCTCGGCCTCGAAGCCGTCAAAGATGCTGGCTTCCAGACCCTCCACCGCGAACACGTCCAGATCCACATACAGCACCTTGTCATAGGCAAGAAAACTGTCGTAATAGATCGGCTTGAACGATCCGTAGTGCGGGGAGAAACTCCCCAGGTTCGTGACGAATCGGGGATTATGCTCGAACCGATACTCGGCCCCAATCCGGCCAGCATAGGCCCGCATGTTCGCTGATCCAGCCGTCGCTCCCGGCGGGATCGTCCCGTCCCAATACTGGTAGACCAAGCTTCTGGCGGTAGGCTGCATAGGTTTCCAGAATGGCGCTCTCGGGCGGGGTGAACTCGAACCCGAACTCCTTCACGAAGCGCGACCCGTCAATCGACTGCGCTGCAATCTCGGAATACTTCCCCGGCTTTTCAACGATCACCGGATCGGGACAGCCAAGGACATCGGTGATACGCTTTGCTAGTTCCATGATGGTCATGGACGCATTCGGGCTTAGGTTGTAGATCCCGTGAGCCGTTTTCTCGGTCGCCAGCGTGTAGACCATCCGGGCTACGTCCTTGACGTAGATGAAGTCGCGCCGCATGTTGACCGCGTGGGCCTGTACTGGTATCCCACGCCCCTCGATGGCCGCACGCATCGCTGCCGGAATGATCCGCGTGAACGAATAGTCCCCCGGCCCGAACACGTTGACCGGGCGCACGCTGACAACATCCAGATCGTAGTGTTCGCGATAGAAATCGCAGAAAATCGCCGCCAATGCTTTCGACAGCTCGTATGGCGAACCTGGATTCAGGCTCGCGTCCTCGTTAGTCGGCATCTCGTCCTGCAACCCGTAAACCTTGTCGGTTTCGATTGCCACCACTTTCCTGACCTTGGCGTAACGCGCAGCTTCCAGCACCGCCGCCGTTCCCAAGCCGTTCACCATGAACGCTGAAAAGGGATCTTTGGCACAGTCCGCGACAATGGCCTTACCAGCCAAGTGAACGATCAGGTCGATGCACTTCTCGCTCGCCAGACTGGACAGCGCGTGACAATCCTCGATGTCTATCTCATATTGCGAGTACCTGCAGTCCCAGCTCAGCGACCGTCCCACCCCGAAAACGATGTGCCCGCGCTCGTGAAAATAGTCCGCCACATGACTGCCAATGAAGCCAGCGTGGCCGGTTATCAGGACGTTCATACCTTGGCCCCCATCAAATACCAGCAGCGCTTGTGTGTATCGGAGACATGCTTCATGTCATGGGTTGATCCAAGCCGTTCCCGCAAACCATCGAAGTACTCTAGGTTGTCCACGCCGTCGAAATTATGGTTATACGCGAAGAACAGGTAGTTATAACTCGCGTAGTACGGCTCCAGCTTGACACGCAGATCCAGCGGCATTTCGTTGACGCTGAAGGTAGCGATCAGAATGGACTTGCCATAGGGCCGCAAGTGATCCATGACCAGCGGTCCCAACCATGCCGAGCATCCAACCTTCGCCAAGAAGTACCGCTGTATCTCCTGCATTTCAGGAAGATCGGCTATCTGGTAGCGCCCGCGATAGCCCATGTTCCTGATGATCCGGCACAGGTTCCCGTAACCCCCGCCGATCTCTACCACGTGCTCCACGCCGGCCGGTAAGAACAGCCCTAACCAGTTCCTGATCAGGTGCAGGTAGTACAAGTGCTGTACCGTCAACGGGCTGTAGGCCGGGTCCGCATCCAGTTCATACGGCCTGCCTGTGCGACTGTCCTGGGCGCACTTGGGCAGCGGTTTCAATTCTTCCAAATACTTGGCAGCCAGCGCCTGGATGTTGGGATGCATCGTCAGGCTGATCGTCGGCTGCCGTAGGAACTCGTCCTTGTTAGCCGTGAACTCTTTGGCGATCTTGTCCGCCGCCTGATCCCAAAATGTCATGCGATGACCCTGGCCTTGTACAACTCCCAGTAGTTGTCGAGCTTGGCCACCTTGCGACGGTTCCCATCGGCATCGAATTCTGCCGTCTTGCAACGGATGTGGATCATGGCGGCCTTTTGGGGATTAGGCAGATAACTGCACTGGCACCAGCGATCCGGTATCCGGTCTTGCAGCACCTTCGCCCGCACCGCCAGCCGATGCATGATCCCCTCATCCTTGAACGTCAGGTCGAACCGATCCAGTTCTTCCTCGACGATCTGCGCCCGCAATAGTTTGCGCAGCGCCAGCGACAAGCGATAAATCGCCCCGCCCCAATAGGCATAGCGCTCGTCCGTCAAGTCAGGATGGGTCGCCAGACACCGCAGGAATATCTTGTCGGTGTAGTTCGAGAACAGCCCCGATCCGGCCACATCCGTAAACACATTCTCGGCCAGCCCGGTGACGGCGAACATGTCCATGTCCAACATCACCACCATGTCGTAGTCGTCAAACACCGCGTCCAGCATGTAGAGCTTCTGACACGGCGCGGTCAGGCGCTGCCGGAATACGTTGCCACGCAATAGCCGGTAGTCGGCACCGATCCTTGCGGCATACGCAGCGATGTTGGCCGATGATCGATTGCCAAGCTCATCCATTTCGCCAGACCAGTGCTGGAGGATGATGTTAGCCATTACGAAGCATGCAACCGGGATCTGGCATCACGAACGGCACTTGCTCACGCTTCACCATTCGCGCCGATACCACCATGCGCCCACCGACGTTCGGTCGCCACGGGCTCTCCAGCAGACGCTCGATCTCGAGCCCGTTCAGTAGCGCCAACTCTCGGTAGAATCTCTGATAGGGATACCAGGTGCCGTGCACTCTCCAGCACCCCGGCTTCGGTGTATCGCAGATCAGGACTGAGCCGATGTGCAAGGCGTCAACGATGTTGCGCCAGCAGGCCACCTGTCCGCCCCAGTCATCCTCTGAGACATGCTCAGAAGTGCCAATGTTCGTCACCATGTCGAAGGTGCCAAGGTTCAGCGGCTTGGTGAGGTCTAGCGGTAAAGCGCCATACTCTCCGTTGATGTCCACGCTGACATGCCGAAAACCGAGTGACTCAAACCACGGCTTGTAAATGCGACCGGCATCCTGTTTGCCGCCCAACTCCAGCATCGTGTTACCGATCAATGGTTCGTACAGTTTCTCCAGCTCGGGCCGGTTCCAGAACGGGTTTTCAGCCATGCCGCACCCCGATGAGATACGACCCGTCGTTGTTGCCGATCCGCAAGTCGTAATGCGTGGCCTTGTAGGCTTCCAGGCTGACGATCAGACCGCCATGCCCCTTGCACGACATGATCACGTCCTCGATGAAATACAGCCCGCCACTTTTCAGCAATGGGAAGTACCGCTCGAAGGTCGCAAGCTGCGAAGCAGGCTCGTGGTCGCCATCGTCTATGATGATATCCACGCTCCCGGCGACAACCTCCGGCGGTGTTTCCTTGGTGCTATCGTGCTTGTACGCCTTCACGCGGGGATGACCCATGATCGGGAGTCTCCACCGTGACACCCTCGCGAAAGTGTCTACGCCGATGATCTGCGCATTCGGGAAGTAATCCGCCCATGCCGCCAGACTGCACCCCATCCCAACGCCGACCTCCAGCAAGGTGATCGGCAACTCCCGTAGCGGCTCAAACAG